TAAAAGAAGCATCGGGTGTAAACCCTGACCTTCTTGCTAACGACTCTCAGTCTCAGTCTGGGCGTGCCATCCTTTTAAAACAGCGTCAAGGATTAGTAATGATCCAAGAGATGTTGGATAATTTTGGCATCACTAAAGAACTTACAGGACGTTTTATGATTTCACAGATGCCTGACATTTTCACTTTAGAAACGGCTAAGAAGATTCTTGGTAGTGCTTTTATTTACGACAACTTTAATACTCCTGTGAATGTTATTTTGGAGCGTGGGTTAGCTAAGTTAGAAAATAATCAGGATGATGAAGTAACTGATTTAGAACGTCAGACGATGTTAGCTTATCCTGATAACCAAAACGGCCAACCTATTACAGACGAAACAGGTCAACTTGTCACAACGGTAGATACAGATGTAGCCAATGAAGTTATTAGTAGTGTACTTAATAATAAAGAGTTGGCTAAGTATGATATTTCAATTGGTGAAGGAGCTTATCAAGAGACTATCCGAATGGCAAACTTCATGGATATTAAAGAATTGGCACAGCAAGGCGTACCGATACCACCTGAATCTTTGATTAGTCTATCAATGATACCTGATTCTGATAAGAAGAAAATTGCCCCACATTGACAGACTCAAGGAGCGACGGCAGCGCAACATAATAAGCATGAATAAGATTAAGCCAGCATTAGCTGAAAATAATATTAATTGTGATTATCTAAGAGAGAAATTTGACTTACCTAATACGGTAAGTATATACGAACTTATTAACACAGTGACGGAACACGTCAAACAAATTGGTGAACGCCAAAAAGAACAGGAGATCAAATGTCAGACGACAAAGAACAAGACACAATCGAAATCGACGAAACAGTCGAAGAGTCCACAGAGCAAGAATTTAGTATAGAAGGATTGAGTGATGGTGAGGTAGAGCTTGCTAAAGAACATGGGTTGTATGAAGAGAAGGAAGATGAAGAAGTTGAGGTAGAGGAAGACGAAGACGTCAAGGAAGAAGAGAAAAAGGAAGATGGCGAGGAAGAAGAGATTGAAAACCCTACTTTCGATCAAGTAGAAGAAGATGAAAAGCTCATTGAAAAATATAATAAGAATGAAAAAGGTCTTTATTGGAAGTGGAAGACGGATAAGGTAAAGCGTCAAGAAGCTCAGACTAAAAATAAAGAACTTGAAGATAAACTTAAAGAAGCAGTTGACAGTGGAGTATCTAGTAAGAAGTTAGATGCGATCAAAGAACTTCTTAAAGATCCTGATTCTTTAACAATTGAATCTTTACAAGCTGCATTGGATGAAGAGGTAAAAGTTGAAGATGTTGATAATAGTGCAGAAGAGAATAAGGCTTTACAAAATAAAATAGCGACGAAGTCAGATTATGCAGAGAAGATCGGTAGTGCTAAGTACGAGAACTTCGAGGGTATTACAAATTTAGCAAAAGAAATTATAGCTGCTGACAAGCATGGAACGTATCAAAAGATTGTTGATGATGCTTTTTTAAATGATTCAGTAGATGAGAATACATTAGTGGAACAGATTGTTAATATTGCACGTCTGAGTCCAAAGTTCAATGAGGTTGTTAATCAGGTTGACCCTGAAGGTAAGAAAAAGGTTGATAGAGTTTTAAATAACTCTAAGAAGAAAGTAAGTAGTGCTTCGGTTAGTGGAGCAAGTGGGAAGAGGATTATTAGTGAAAGTGAGTTGACAGTGGCTCAAGCAGAAAAGTTATCACTTGAAAAGTGGAATAAATTAAAAGAATCAACTAGAAAACGAATTCAAATGGGCATAGACCCTTAATAATGATTAATTGTGATGAATTATGGAACTTAAATAACGGAATGACGTTATGTAAGATATGCCATAATAATTTACATAAAAAGGAAGGATATTAACATGGCAAACTCAATCTCGATTGATGCCCTGCGGCCCGAAATTTGGAAAAAAGTGCTAATGAAAAATAAGTCTGATATGAGCTTTCTTTCCAAGTTTATTGGTGAAGGCGAAAACAATATTATTCAGGCACAAAATGATTTAAAGAAATCAAAAGGTGACACAATCACTATTCCTCTAACTGCAAAGTTATCTGGAGACGGTGTTACTGGAGATGGAGAACTTGAAGGTAATGAAGAAGCGATTGTTGCTTATAGTGATTCAGTTCTTATCGACCAAGTTCGTAATGGTGTACGTTTAACTGGAAAGTTAGATGAACAGAAGAATGCTTATAACATGAGAATGGATGCAACAAACAAGTTAGCTATTTGGTTATCTGAACTTGAAACTCGTCAGTTTTTCTTAAAGATGGGTGGAGTTAACAACACAACTTTAACTGATGTTGCTGGTAATGTTGTTGGTGGTTTGGCGTTGTGGTCTAACACAGCAGCTCAAGTTCCTACCGCTGATACTGGTGCTGGTTTTGGAGATCGTTACCTTTGTGCAGATTATACAAATGGTGCTGACTCTTTAGCTTCTACTGATTTACTTACACCTGAATTGATTTCTCGTGCTAAGTATAAAGCGGCACAAAAACAGTCAGGCGGTATGCCTAGAGTTAACCCATTGATGGTTGATGGTCGTGAGCATTATGTAATGTTCATTCACCCTTGGCAAGCATTTGATTTAAAGAATGACGCTACGTTTGCACAAGCTCAGCGTGAAGCTGGTACTCGTGGAAGTGGAAACAGTATCTTCACAGGTGCATTAGGTGTTTGGGATAATGTTATTCTTTTCGAACATGAGTATGTGCCTTTTCTTGATGTTTCAGTTGCAGGAAATAACTTCTTCGCTGCTGGTTCAGGAACTGATATTGGTGTTGATTGTTTCAGAGCATTGTTATGTGGACAGCAAGCCGCTGTTATTGCTCATAGTGACTCTTCAATGAAAATGGTTGAAGAATCATTTGATTACAAAAACAAAGTTGGATATGCAACAGGTATGATCGGTGGAATTCAGAAGTTAACTTTTAATTCTATTGATTATGGTGTGGTTTGTGTCGATACGGCAGCCTCAGCTTTGGTCTAGTAACTAGTTGATAATAAACGACTTACGAGTGTGGCTAAATAGCTGCACTTGTAAGTTATTAAAAATATAAGGAGAATAAAATGGCCGCAGCAACAGGAACATTAGCAGGAAATACAGAGTTTGCAGGAGCAACTAAGCTTCTTACAATTACAGCACCAATTGCATCATCTTCTGATACTATTACGTTAACAGCTGCAAATCATGGTGGAGCAACAGCAATCCTAGGGATTAATGGTTCTACTATTACAGGGGGCTTAGATGCTGCCTTTTCTATGATTCAAGTTAATTATACTGGTTTAGTTTTAACTGTAGATTCTTTTGAACAAGATGGAACTGAATCAACAGATTTCACAGGAACTACTGTTGAAATTAGTGTTTTAGTAAGCGTTTAATTAAAACAAATCGGAGGTGGGGGTAAAACCTTACCTCCAGATTTTAAGGGAGAATAATATGCCAGTTGGAGATACAGATTACGCAGCAACATGGGATATCACAGCATTAGCATCTCAAGGAGATGGAATTAGTGCAAACGGTATTCACCAGAAAGATTTAGTTGCAGAAATTACGGAATTCGAGTTAAATTTTAATAGTATCCTTACTAAGTTAGACGCAGATTCTGGAGTTACAGAAACAGATTACAATGCTTCATTTGCAGTTGATTTAAATGATACAGTTGTTGGATCGTTAGGTATGAGTCAAGATTTCTTAGTTAGTTTCTTAGAATCATTTGTGGACAACTTTAATTTAGCACTTGCTCAATTAGATACAGACGGTGGAGTTACAGATACAGACTATGCAGCTACGTGGACAGTTACAGACGTGGTTAATGCAGGTTCTGCATTTACCATTGCTGCTAATAAAAATGTAGCAGTAGACAATCGTGGATTTAATCAAGGTGCATTGTATGATTTATTAAATTCAATCGTTACAAATGTTGCTGGTCTTAATGCTAAATTAGACGCAGACGCATAAATATATTACCCGTAATAATTCGGAGGTTTCAAAATGAATGACGTTTTAAAGAAAATAGATGAGTTACATTCCTTCCTAGAAAGAAAATTAGAAGCAACAGAAGTTCTTAATCAGCAGTTGAGTAAAGCGAAAGCACAATCAGAGAAAGATAGTGAATTTCTTATTGCTAAAAACAATACTCTAAAAGCTAAAGAAAGAATCTACGAGAAGTATGATGATTTTGAAGGTGAAAAGAAGAAGTTTGAAGATAAGAAAAAGAAGTATGATTTGAAGATTAAAGACTTAGATAAGAATGAGTCTGAAGCTTGTAAAAAGAAGTCTGAACTTGATAAGATTGAGGAAGAATTAACTATAAGAAAAGAAACACTTAATAAACAAGCCATTGCTTTAAAAGAACGTGAAGAGCAATTCAAGAAAGATAGAGAAGAATTAAAATCATTTGTAAGTGGCGATAAACTTAAAACGATGTTTAAGTAAGGTTATAGGTATTAGAGAATAATATAGGGAGAAATAACATGGATGGAACACAATTCCTAGCCTATGTAAAGCGTGTTTTTAAAAGAACAGATAAAGACACTGAAATATACGAAGCAACGACAGATACGATTGCGGATATACGAATTACTTTAAAGACGGAAGACTATAAGACAGAAGCATTTGTAACTGCAATATCTGTTCTTGGTAATTACACAATGGCTTTACCTACAGACTTTGGTCATTTAATTGGTGATGTTACCATGGTTGATGATGCAGGATCAGGGACTAGAGTTTTGAATAAGATTAGTAAGCAGACTTATAATGAAAAATATGATGATAGGCTTTATACAACATTAGCGGATGTTAATAGTGATAAGCCTGTTTATTATGCTATCTTCGGTGGGAATATCCATGTTGGGCCAGTACCAGATGCAACTACTTATAAATACCACATCAATTACACGACAGAGGCTTATACAGAAGTAGCAGCAGGGACAGATCCAGTTCCTTTTACTGATAGGTATAGAAAGACATTACGAGCGGGTGTATTAGCTGAAGTATATGCAGGACTTGAGGCTTTTGAGGAGTCTGGATATTGGAGACAAATGTATAACGATGGTGTGGCTAAGCTTGATAAAAACGATTCTGAAAATATAGCAGACACAGAAGCTGTTTGTTATAGTGGGTTTTAATTATGGGATTCGAAGGTTTATTAGCTTTATTAAATAGCAGTCCTGCGGTAGAAGAGAGACAGCGTTTCGGGCTAAATAAAGAGAAACAATTATCTTCATTACAAGGGATGGGGAGTGATGTTGTTGATAGAAAATCTTCTGTAGTAGAGATAGCTAAGACTCTTGCGGCTGAAGCAGCGGATCAAGGAAGAGATGGAATGATTGCAGTTGCCAATACAATGGGTAATAGATCGAAACGTCAAAACAAATCTTTAATGGATGTTATCTCTGCACCTAATCAATATTATGGATTTACTGCTAAGAATAAAGATAAAAGATATGGAGAAGTGAAAGATATTGCTGATGATATTGCAAATCAATTAGTTAATGGAACATTAGAAGATACTACAGATGGTGCAGAGTTCTTTTTGTTACCAGATGAGAGAACAAGAAAGTGGCATGGTGATAAAACTAAGACAATAGGAAGTCATACGTTTTATAAACCATCACAATAGGAGATAAGAATGGCGACACCAACGACAAGCTGGGATGAGACAAATCCAGCAGGAACTCAGGATAAGGCTCTTGGTGATAACAGAATTAGAGAATTAAAAACACAAATTCGTGAGGTTATTGCTATAGACCATGAGTTTGCTTCAAGTGGGAATACGACTACAACAGGTCAGCATAAGAAAGTTACCTTACAAGAACAGGCTAATTTAGGTACTGGTGCTGTTAGTGCTACTCTTTTAGGATCTCAGACTGTTGATGGTAAAGGTGAGCTTGTTTATACGGACGA